ACCATCAAAACTAACTCCTGCTATTGTTCTTGCTGTTTCTAAGGCAGTTGCTGTATCTGCATTTCCAGTTACATCTCCCGTTACATTTCCTGTAACATTTCCAGTTAAATTACCTGTAACATTACCCGTAACATTACCTGTTAAATTCCCAGTTACATTGCCAGTTAATGGTCCACTAAAAGCATTAGCGGTTATTGTACCTGTTGCAGTTAGATCACCACCAGTGTTCATACTTAAACCTGATGTATTTCCTGCTCCATCTGTTATAGATTGTAATGCAGAAGCTAATGTACCATTATCACCTACTTTTAATAGCGAAGTATATGTACTACTTATTGAATTTCCAGTTAATGTCGCCATTCTTCTTTAATTTATTATTTATATATTTTTTTAATTTTACTATATTTTTTTCTTTTATTTTATATCGTTTCATAATACCCAACCATTAAATAAACTGTCTTTATCAGGGTAAACATCTTCGTTTGCATTTTGATTATACTCAGGAAATAAATTATTGTTAAAGCTTAAATAATCTATCATTCTTCTTATATAATATTCTGAAAACTCTCTTTCTTTGTTTACTAAATAATCTACTTCGTTTTTTGTTACACTTTCAGCATTTTCGCTTATATGTTTAAATACTCCTGCATTTTTTACTTGGTATGCTGCAAATGGTAAATAATCCATCATTGCAAAATGTATTAATGCAGGTTGCACATAACTTGTAACTAATTTATAATAGTTAGGATTATCTGCGTTTGTTAAAGTACCTGCGTTTACTAATGCAATAATTTTTTCATATAATTTTGTACCTAAGAAATTTTGTATATGTATTTCTTGTGAAATTTTTATATATGGTAATAACTTATCAACATCTACGTTACCGTCTATTATTGTGTTCTTTTTTAAGTCCTGTATTTTAATAAATAATACTGTTGCCATTCTTAAAATGCTTTACCTTTCGGTGTTTTAAATTTCTTTTTTTCTACAAAACCTCTGTTTTCCATATCTCTAGGTCTTGTTGCTACCTTTTTATCGTTAGTTTCAGGTGTGAAACCTTCTCTTTTTGCCTCACTAACACTTGACTTAGATCTAGGATTTTTAACATCAGGGGTTACTGTTTTACTCATATAAACTTTACGTTCCCAATAATGTCTACACGATCCCCCACCTTTATATAACCATATATCATAAGTATCTGCTCCTCCTTTACCCCAACCTTCATTAACAGCTTTACTACTCATTTGCATTATATCTTCTTTTCTATATAATTTTGCAGATGAAACCATTTTATTACAAAAGGTTCTACTATCTCCATCAGCTTTTAATGGTGCGTATTGATATCTTACTTTAAATTTAAATCCTTTTTTATTTTCTCCATCTTGATCACTTTTAGCGTTTGGTCTTGCAGATCCAGTTGATGCTAGTTCTAATTTTTCGTTTAATTCATCGTCTTTTTCATAATCTACTGGTGCTGATTCTATTAAATCCCAATTATCTAAATCTTCCTGTTCACCTAATTCAATAAACTTATCTAATTCTGTTTTTTCTACAGATAAATCTACTCCTGTTTCTTCTTCTCTTGTTTCCTCATCTACAATGTTACCTTCTAAATCTGTAAATTCTAAAGGTTGTAATGTTTTAAAGTATAAATTAAGTGATACATTATTAAATGCTAATATAGAATCTAGTGCGTCTAGTATATATTCTTGCTGAACTCGAATTACCATATTATCAAATAGTGTACTAGCTTGTTTTAACTCATCTGCGTTTGATCCTAAGCCATTATTTTGTGTTCTAATACCTAACAATAATGGAGAAGATAATCTATGCCCTACGAGGATCTTATTTGTAGATTCATCACTTAAAAATTGATATTGATTATGTGCGTCAGATAATTGTACTGGATCTATAGTCGCAGCACTTTCTGCATTATCATTAAATGCTAATATAAATTTACCTGCATTACTACTACCACTAAACTTTTCATATATTCTTCGTTCAATTAATTCTCTAGATTCTTCATCAGGTGTACCATTATTGAAATTCATTAACATACTAGGTGCCATTCCGTTTTGTATATTATTAATATGATAATTTGCAACCTCTGCTTCTAATTCACAGTATGGCAATGCTCCTTGATATGTAACTGGTGTATAATAAAAATATCCTGCTCTATATGGTTTTATACATAAGATCTCTATTGCATTATTACCACTACCAAATGCAGGTATTCTTTTTGGTTTATCTCTATTTGTGTATTTACTCCAATCGTGAAAATAATAATAACCTTTTATATTTCCTTGTTTGTCAGCTTTTTCTGCACGTAAAGTTTGTACTGGAAAATGCTCTACTTTAACTATTTTACTACGATCTACATTATAATAAATTTGTAGTGTAGCTTGTCCTAATAAATAAAAGTCAGAACATATTTTTTTTAATTCGTCTTTCTTAAATAATGTTATAGCTTCTGCATACTCCATAGGTTTTTTATCACTATTTGTTGCAGATAAACCTTTACCATATATCATTTCAGTTATACCATTAATAATTGCATTATTTGTTGGACTACCTTGATATTGGTCTATTAGATATTGATAATAGTTATTGTCTTCGCCATAAGATACAAAGTCATTGTTTTTTTCTTCTGTAATCTTTGGTGATGTATATGTGTTTAATTGTACTACTCTAATATTACTCATTAGCTTATTATTATATAGTCATCATTTGGATAACTTGTTGTTTCTGTATATTCTCCACTATTAATACTATAGTATTTGTTGTCTAATTGATTAATTTCTTGATCTGTGCAAAATACTTTATCTAAATATACACTTTTTTCTGTTGATATAATGCTTTCCCAGTTGTCTGTAGCTGCTTCCCATTGTATTGTATATGAATTCCAAATAGCACCTACTCCTTCTAATAAATTTATATCATAAAACCTACCTTCTACTAAAGTAAATGCGTGTGTTATTGACGCTTTATCATTTGTTCTACTAAGCGTTACGTTATTAGTTCGTGTTGTTGTGTTTGTACTAGTATCTCTAACAGATAATATAACAGATGTAGGAAATGACCTTGGTACAAATGTTATTGTTTGATTGCTTGTACTTGTAGTTAGAACTTTCATAATTATATAATAAAAAAAGATACATTTTTTATATAATAAAAAAGGGATAGTTTTACCTACCCCTTTAAAACACACAAAAACAAAAAACTGTTATGAAGTAGGATCAATTTGCGTACTACTAGCTAACGCAGTAACTACTGTATCTGTTACGAATAACGGAGGTATTACTTCTGTTGCTGTAAAAGTCAATGTAAATCCACTCAAATCAGAATATGCCGCACCACTAACAATAGTTCCTGCTGAAACTTCTGCTCCTTGATGGAATCCTATCATTAGATAGTTAGCGACTACAGTATCAGGATCCATTGAACCTGATTGTACTGCATTATTATCTTTTACCACTATGTGTGGTCTTGAAGCTGCTAAAAGTTTAATTTCTTCTTGCGTTGCTGCGTCTAAATGTGTAAATGTTAATTCTAGTGTAGATTCATATACTGTAGTACCTGTATCTCTTGAACTAACAATGTTTGTTGTTAAAGAACTAGTTGCACCTTTTAAATCGTATTCAAAAAAAGCAGGTGTCCCTGATAATGCTGATATATTACCTGAAGATATAGTTGCTGTTCCTAACGTACCATAATCTGCAAAGTATACTTTATTTAATCCACCTACCGATTGTTTACACGGTAACTTTCTTCCTGTTGTTAATGTACAAGCCATATTATTTTATTTTAAAAAAAAAGGTAGGTAGTATAATGCCACCTACCCTTTATTATTATACAATTATTTAATTACGCTGTTGCGTATAATACGATATCACCACCGATAGCGTGTTGTATACCTGCTGTAAATCTCATTACTACTCTTACGTTTTGAGATCCATCAAGATCTGCCATATCAATTACTTTTACTTCGTTTTGATCTGACATTAAACCTGTTCCAAAGAATAAGTTTGATTTTTGAGCAGCTACTGCATCGTTATCAGAAAGTCCAGGAGCGTTAACTACTTGAATTCCATCAAATGATAATGAGTTACCCATATTATACCATTGAGTACCTTGAGCGTTTGTACCTGCAGCACCTAATCCTGATGCACCGAATCTGCC